CGTCACGCGTGGGTCCTATGGGATCAACGAGTTTGACAAGACTAACCTGCATTACGACGGTGGAGTTGTTGTCTTGTATAGATCAAACTCCCTGGCAGGCTACGGCTTCGAACTGGGTGAAGGCATGTGCGGATCCCCTTTGCTTTACGGCAAGGGTCCGCAGCGACGCATTCTCGGCATCTACGCAGGTGCCGTAAAGGACGTTTCGTATTTCGTCCATGTGTCCATGCATGCCATTACCGATGCCCTGTTGGCGATGGCTCCCAGTGTTGCTATGGATTGCAACCCCGAGGATGCATACGACTTTAATATCCCACAGGCAGACTTCCCTCAAGGCGACTTCATGGAGCTGGGTTGCATGCCTAAGGCGGAGTTTGGCAAGGACACCAAGATCACACCATCTGTCATGCGTGACACGGTTTTGCCGGGTACAACGCGATTGCCGGCCATAGTGTCGAACAAGGACAAACGATGGACCGAGTACGCGAAAAAGCATGCTCTGTCGGTGCATTCCCTGCCCGTGAGGCTGAGTGTTGAGAAGTACGCGAAGGTCCCCAGAATCTATGTGTCGAGACCGCTGTTGCGCCTCATATCTAGAGACTACTACGAGCACACGTTCCCAAACATTGCCGTAGACGGTCATCCGGCGTCCACGTTGCTGACGGTCAGCGATGTGATGAATGGAGTCATTTTGACTGGCCGCGAAGGACCCCTTGAGATTCGAGCGCTGCGAGGTGATACCTCACCGGGCAAGGTCTACAAGGATGCTGGGCTGACTCGTGAAATGCTCATGCCCCTTAGCGGTGAACTCCGTTCTATGAGCAAGCGCCTTCGAGCGGATTGGTCTGCTCGCATGGGCAACATGATGCGCTGTAGGCGCGTGGTGCGAATGCCCTGGATGGCTGTACCGAAGGATGAGCTTCGAACTGCCGAGAAGGTAGCTGCATGCAAGACTCGGCACGTTTCCGTGCCCAGTTTGGATGCAGTCATTTTCATACGACAGGTTGTTGGATCCTTCGATGCAGCCTACAAGGAGGCAGGTCTCAAGAAAGCCGGATCTGCAGTCGGAATGGACTGCGAGAGCACGCAGTGGCTTACTCTCGTCAAACACCTGACCTACGATCAGACGGAGGACTACGTCATGTGCTTGGACGCGACTGCATGGGATGGTTCGTTGAGTGCTGACCTCATGGATTGTATGCGCAGAATGAACCTGCAATTCTTCCAGGAGGGCGGCTGTTTCGACGGCATGAACTATGAAGATCGCGTGTGCGTGCAGAATTGGCTAGCTGTGGCCTACGAGGAGCTCGTTCACACTATCGAGGTGTGTGGCCACGCGGTGTATGCAAAGAACCAAGGAAACCCGAGTGGCAGTCCGTGCACTACCGGCATGAACACCATCTGCATGAACATTGTTCTGCGGTACGTCGTGGCTCGATTCTGTATTGAGCACGGCGTCTCGTACAGCGAGGACTTCTTTCGGAAGAACATGCGCGTCGCTGTCTACGGCGACGACAACGTGTGCGGCCCTAGTGCACACCTGCGTGGGCTTGGCTTCAGCTTTGAGAGCGTCGACAAGTATGCGTCTGAGCTTGGCATCGTGATGCGCTTGGAGTACGAGGGCTCGGTCGTTGGAATGACCTTCCTGAAGCGCGTTAACACCATCGCGGAGCCTGATCACCATCTGGCGGGCCAGCAC